CGATCCAGCTTTCGATTCCTTTACAGAAATCAATTCCATCGGCATTTCAATTCCGTTGGTGGAGTTTAACACAACTGAGCTGGACTCGACCGGTGCCACGGCCATGAGAGTAGCATTACGAATGCCACTCACCTTCATTCTTTCACGTAGTGGTTCCCAGTCCATAGATGGCGAGAAGTCTGTGAGTTCGTTCACTCCCTCAGCACGGCGCTCCCATGGGAATACGCCTTTACCGTACCATGTGTGTTCACTACGTAAGCAAGCACCACGTTCTTCTGCTAGTTCTACTGATGCTTCTGTTAGATAATAAGCAATATGCTCCATCCAACGCTTCAAGTCTGCTAGTGCTTCTGGTGAGCCATACTTGTAACCACGACGAGCGTGCCAGTATGCTAAGTTAGTAACGCCCACGCCTAGTGGCTCGAAGTCGCCGTTAGCTAATTTACTCTGTACTGATAGGAAGTCTTGGTATGATAGTAAGTTACTTAGGGAACGAACTAAGACACGGCAAGCCTTACGAACGCTTTGTGGATCACGACCAATGCCCATGTTGATTGAGCCTAGTGTACATAACGCCACGGCGCCCGGTTGTCTGACAGTTTCTTTTTTTACAATTTTCATTTTTTATTTTCCTTGAATAGTTGTTCTACTTCATTTTTGGCCCGGTCTTTCTTTGTCTTTGGTCGTTTACTTCCCATAGCGCTGAGTTGGCCGTTGGCCGCCTTGAAGTCAGTGACATCTTCACTGACTTCTTTCTTTTTATCTGTTAGTTCATTTATTTTCATAAAGTTCTACCCTTTCTAAATGTAGTGTTCTCAGCGAGATACTTATCAATGTCGCTCTTCTTCACTTGTTTGTTAGTTGTGCCGTCAGTTACCCAACTATAGCCACCAGCCATCTTAGCCAACTGCTTTCTCTCTTCTTCGCTTCTATAATATGAGTCATACTTTACAGGCACTAGTTCTAGTTCAATCATTTTAGCAATTACTAATTTCATTAGACCGGCTACATTTTTCGCTCTACGCCTTACTGCCTCAATACTCACACCATGAACTCTTTTCAATTCATCTAATATGTCTCTCTGAAGAATGTATCGGTCATGATAATCATTCGCCACGATGAACTGAATTAGAGTGTCAATCAACACATCAACAGTCACATCAGGTCTAGCATTACCATTGTTCATACCAGTACCATTTTTACTTTTCAGTTTACGATGCTCAATCATCTGTTCTTCTGTATATTTCTCTAATGTGTTGCCACCGTCGCCGCCAAGCGTCATGTTATAGCCATTCTTGAATGTATCTAGTTCAATTATGTACTGACGCTCTTTCTGTAGCGCTTCTTCTTTCGTCGTAGCACTATCTATTACTTCTGACATTAGGTTACCTACCCCGTATTTTCTAATAGCACGATGAAAGTGTCTCTCTGATTTATCAACAAGACTACTCTTTATATGTTCTTCAAGACGCTCTTCAAGTGTCTGAGAGGTGTAGCCGATGTAGTGTTTGTTGTTCAGAGTGTGACGATAAATGATGTATGTTTTCATACTATTATTTATCGTCGGCAATAATATTTCAGATTTTTTTATACTAACAGGTTCTCAATGTCGTCTTGTTCCGATAACTCACGAACTTTCTTCATTGAGCCATCTTTGAGTAGAACTTTATGTTCGCCTTGTAGTTCAACTTCTTGTCCGTTGTCTAGTGATAACTTGAACAACCCCTCATCATCAAGACTTTGAAACGGTCTGGTGGGTAAGAGTATCTCGGCACAAAGGTTACTCATATAGATGGGATCAATCTCGCAATCGAACGAGCCTTGATTGATTACGTTATCGATGTTGACGATGTAGATACGACCAGTGTCTGTACGTTCTTTGAGTACGCCGTTCTTGAACACTTCTTCTGCTGAAATTACTTTCTTCTTCTTAGTAGCGTCACGTTCATACTTGAGATAGAGTTCTTCGAATCGCTTAGTACTGCGGTAGTATGCTTCGTATAGGTCAGGCACTTCATGTGGGTCAAACATAGTGATTACACCGCCGTCTTTGTATCTGCGCCAGAATAACTTAGAGATAACAACACTATAGTCCATCTGACGTACACGTGTTTCTTCTGTACCTTGATTGTTCTTTAGAACGATAAAGTCATCGAACTGATAGTGCCAGATTGGTAGATAAACTGTACAAGAGGCATTACGAATGCCACCTTGTGAACAACTACGTAGGTCACCGAACCACTTCTTTAGGAATGGTATAAGACCAGTGTGTTTGATTTCACCGTTGCGAATAGGTGCGCCTAGAGGACGAATACGACCAATCTCTAAGCCGATGCCAGCACGTTTACTGGCATACTTTGCCATCATCTCGCCAGCGGCAAAGATGCTATCAAGGGTATCGTCTGCGGAAATAAGAACACAACTACTGAACTGCTTAGTAGTAGTGCCAAGCCCAGCAAGCACGGGAGTAGCGAGTGTAAAGTGGCCATCCGAGGCGCACTCATAATAGTCTTTAACAAGTTTGAGTCTGTTTTTTGGGTCTTCATTGTGGAATGCTGTTGCGGCCGCTACCGCATAGCGGACCTGTGGTGTTTCATAAATTTTACCTGTACTGCGGTTCTGTACAAGATACTTTTCGCATAGTTGCTCGATGGCGGCGTAACTGTATTTCTCGTCTTTAGCGTGGTCTAAGAATAGGTCAATGATATCCCACTCTTCTTTCGTGTACCACTCAAGTAGCTCTTGGGTGTACATTCCTTCTTCTACATTCTGCTTGACAATATCGTATAGGGCACGAGGCTCATAACCACCATACACTTGCTTACGTAGCATTGAACTGCGTTGACGACCAGCTACATATTGATAGTTGACGTTGTTGACCTCTGGGTTTTCAGTTTCATCAATAAGACCTACCATAGCTTGTAGTAGCAGTTTATCGATGGTCTCAGTGGTCATACCATCAGTGAATTGAATCTGGGCTCTGAGTTCAATCATTGATGGTGACACGCCATCGATACCAGTACAGCAGTTGCGTACTTGCCTTTGAATTTTAGAAATGTCTAGAGGTGCTCGTTCACCTGAGCGTTTAATTACGTTAATTATCATTGTTTTACTTTATTTTTTTAAATACGGAATCCAGTGGAATGGACCTGAGGACGGAGAAATCTTTTAGAGTAGTACTTAGTACGGAATTAGGCCAGTAATTCAACACATATTTTGCGCCGTCAACCAAGACTAAATGGTGCTCTTCACACTGACCGTCCGTAGCAGTAACTAGTTCTATATCCTCTATGCCACATAACACTAATGAGTATATCATACCCAGCGCCCTTGTCAATGAGCAATATGTATTTTCGGATAACATAGTCCACGGATCTGACCAATTCTCTTGGTCATTCCAGTGAAGGTGTTGTTTTACTTGAGGGGCTTGTTGCCACCAACGATCTACCTCGACGATGAATTGTTCACGAGTTAGATATTCTTTTGAGTGTCTGAGATGACGCCAGTTGTGTAGGCGCTCTGGGAAAGGTAACTGAAACGGATTCATACTCTACTTATCACGGTAGAGTATGAGTGTGTAGAATGTTAGGACCAAGGGCGACCTTGAACTAGTCCGCCCGTGTTAGGGTTATCAACAATGGTGTCACCGCTATACTTAGTAGGTAAGTTGTTGATAGTGAGTGTAGCAGGGCGACCATCGGCCGCTCTGTCTGTTGCGGCAAGAGCAAGTTTTGCCGCTTGCTTTGCCTCTTTAGTTGCTAGTGTCGAAATGCCGTTAGCTGCCATTATGCTCTTCCAATCATTACTTCAATCATGCCAACTTCGCCACTGTCGTAGTTTTCGAGAGCACGACCGATTACGGCGATAGGCTCCTCAGTGCTGGTTGCTACACCTGGGATAGCACTGATTGTGAGCATATCACCCTTCTCGATTTTGCCGATAACAAAACATGGGACTCGACCTGCTAGACCGATGATGACACTGCCTTGTTCCATAGCGTTTAGAACATAAGCAGGGTTTGTAGATACGATACCGGCAAGACGGTGTTTGCCTTTGAGAGTAGCGACTGTCACTTCTGCTTCACCGCCGATCATTAGCACTGTACCTGGTTCATAATCGTCATCACTCTTGTAGCGTTCGGCCAAGTCAGCGTATGTTGCTTGGAATCTACTACCAGCACTCAATGTCCACTGACCAGTGATTGTACCAGCAGTGCCGGCGGCGCCGGTTGTTAGTAGTGGTGTTTGAACATGAGGTGAAAATACTCTACCAGCGCCATCAATGATTTGAGTAGTTGTGTGTGCGGCACTATCAGCAGTGAAGTCGTGAGTACCAACGTAATATCCGTTAGTTGAGTTAACAAAGCCGTTTAGTGCGTTTAGTGCTCTACTCTGTGTCCAACCAGAGTTCAAACCACCATCAGCGCCCCATTGCCAGCCACCGCCGAACGTGATGCCGTTGATAGTTGGGTTCTGGTCACTATAACTTGAACTAATACCGTCACCATCGGGGTTAATACTGGTTAAACCAGTGATAGTAGTCACGTTCAATGTACCATTGACTCGTGTTAAGGCAGCGTTGATATCAAGAGTGCCATCACCACCAGCGGCAGTGCCGCCACTAGCGATTAGTCGAACGTCGAAGTCACTGCCACTTGTACTTGAGTGGAAGTCAATGAACGGTGTACCAGCAGTCGCACGACCAGCTCGACCGATCTCAATAGCACCGTTGTTGTCGCCACCGACACTTACTTGACCTGTTGCGCCACTTGCGATAATAGCAGTTGGTGATCTTACAGTCAATGTACCACCCGAGGCACTACCGATATTGATACCACCAGTTGCGGCGCCCCATGCGTTGACAGTCGTAGCAACTGTGTTCCACAAGTTTTGTGTTGTTTGTGTACCAACTACAGTTGGGTTATTGATAGTTACTGTGCCGATGATGCCACCGATGTTGATATCAGTTGTACCAGCAGTACTACCTGTACCAAAGTTGATAGTCTTGGTATTACCAGTAGAAGTAACACCAGTCATCATATTGTATGTACTAGATGCTGTACTTGTAGTAGCCATGTTGATAGTCTGGCCACCAGATGAGTTTAGCATCGTAATGTTTTGTGTACCGCCACCAGTGTGATTCAACAAGTTAGCAGTTTGTGTGCCACCTGAAGTGATTAGTACGTTAGTGTCTTGAGTGCCTGAGGCAGTTAGAACAGTAGCAGTTTGTGTGCCACCAGTTGTAGCTAATCTTAGAGTTTGATTGCCAGAGCCATGTAGTACGTTAGCAGTTTGTGTACCACCTGTAGTGATGAGTACGTTAGCGTCTTGATTGCCTGCCGCAGTCATGACGTTGGCAGTTTGTGTACTAGCTGTGTTTAACAATCTAGCTGTTTGTGCGCCGCCACTGTATAGTACGTTACTTGTCTGTGTGGTACCAGTCTTTATCGCATCAATAACTTGTGCTTGGGAACTGAATAGTACGTTAGCAGTTTGTGAAGATGAAGTCTGTATTGCGTTGACTGTTTGTGTGCCTGTGGTAGTTGCTAGTGTAATGTTCTGAACACCACTAGAATATAGCACGTTAGCAGTTTGTGTACCACTACTTGCTATCATTGAGTCAACTGTCTGGTCACCAGTAGTTGTAACTAATCTGACGTTCTGAACACCACTAGAGTAGAGTACGTTGGCAGCTTGAGTACTAGAAGAGACACCAACACGAAGGGTCTGACCGCCAGTACTGACGAGGGCGTTAGCAACTTGTGTGCCACCAGCAATACCAATGTCAACTGTTTGATTTGATATTGTTGATAGGGCGTTAGCAGTTTGTTGGCCGCCACTTGTGCCTAGCTTAATGTTCTGAGTGCCGCTACTGTATAGAACGTTAGCAGTTTGTGTGCCACCACTGATTAGGACGTTAGCGTTCTGATTGCTGCCACTAGTAATCACGTTAGCGTTCTGAGTTGTACCAGAACTTAAAATGTTAGCTACTTGTGTACTTACACTTGTGATTGCTTTTACTGTTTGTGTGCCGCCTGAAATCAATAAGTTAGCTGTTTGATTTGTGCCAGACTTCATAGCAACAATAGTCTGTGATGCGGCAGATACTGCTAAGTCAACAGTTTGTGTACTTGTACTGTATAGTACATTAGCAGTTTGTGTACCGCCGGTAGTAGCCATCGTTAGAGTTTGGTCACCCGTCGCAGTTACTACTGTTGCTGTTTGTGTTGACTGTGAGTCGGCTAGCGTTAGAGTCTGTGCTAGACCACTACTTAGGGCGTTAGCTGTTTGTTGACCAGCGGTTGTCGCTAGTGATAGAGTTTGTGTGCCACCACTGTATAAGACGTTACTCGTCTGAATAGTTGAGGTCTTGAAAGCGTCAATACTCTGGGCACCAGTAGAAGTGCCGGCTAAGTTCACTGTATCAGCGATTCTTGCGATGTTAGCAGTAGTAGCGGCGCCAGCAAAGTTCACTGTTGAGGCTGTTGTGTTCCACAAGTTTTGTGTTACGTTAGCACCAACAACTGTACTACTACGTAAGAGAGTAGTACCCGCATCTTTACCGATGTTGAGTTGAGTCGCATCGCCAGCCATATTGAATGTAGTGGCTGTAGTGTTCCATGCGTTTTGAGTTACGTTACTACCAACAAGAGTCGCACTACGCAGGGTTGTTACGCCACTAGCACCACCATCATTACCGATAGTAACTGTGTTTGCCGCGCCAGCAAAGTTGACCGTAGTTGCCACTGTATCAAATAGACTTTGAGAAGTGCGAGTACCAACAATAGTATTCGCTCTCATTGTGATGGTAGTACCCGCCGCGGTGTTGTTACCCATAACGATACTAGTAGCGGCACCAGCGAAGTTTACTGTTGATGCTGTTGTGTTGTATACGTTCTGAGTTGCGTTAGCACCTACCAATGTTGGACTACGTAGAGTAGTCACACCACTACCGGTATCTTTACCGATGTTGATAGCGGTAGCATCACCCGCAAAGTTGACCGTTGTGGCATTAGCATCCCACAAGTTCTGTGTTGTTTGAGTAGAGCGGCCTACGATTGTGTTAGAGTACAAGTTTAGGGTACTGTTAGCATTACCCATGTTTGTTGTATCAGCGGCACGAATGAAGTTTACTGTGGTTGCGTTCGCATCCCATAGATTCTGTGTCGTCTGACTACCAACGATGGTGTTACTCTTTAGTAGAACTACGCCGCCATTGATACCCATGTTGATTTGTGTAGCGGCGCCGAATGCGTTGACTGTGATTGTGTTTGCGTTCCACAAGTTAGCACTAGTCTGACTGCCTACGATTGTAGGATTGTTTAATAAGAC